TCCCTTATGACAGCCCAAAGCACCCAATCACAAAACAGCCTAGAAACACTCAAACAACAACTGTTTGACTATGTGCGATTGACTCTGGGTGATCAGATTGTGGACCTAGAATTAGATGCCGAACACTACGAAACTGCATATCAAAGAACCATAGGTACTTATCGTCAACGGGCACAGAATGCCTATGAGGAAAGCTATACTTTTATGGAACTTGTGTCCAATGTAAACATCTATACCTTGCCGCAGGAAGTGATCACTGTGCGTCAAATCTTCCGCAGGACATTTGGCGACAGCACAGGCCCATTTGCCAGCAACTTTGATCCTTTCAGTCAGGCCAGTTTGAACGTATATCTCATGAACTTTAACGTAGCCGGTGGTCTCGCCACTTATGACTTTTACAGTCAATATGTGGAATTGGCAGGTCGTATGTTTGGTGCCTACATGAACTACACCTGGAATCCTGTGACCAAGAAATTACAACTGATCCGAGATCCCAAAGGTACCGGAGAGAATGTGTTGTTGTGGTGCTACAATCTCAAACCTGAATTTAATCTCCTGCAGGATTTCCAAATACAACAATGGTTGCGTGACTACATGGTAGCGGCCTGTAAAATGATCATTGGTGAAGCAAGAGAGAAATTTGGACAGTATGCCGGACCTCAAGGTGGCAGCCAACTCAACGGCACTGCTCTCAAAACCGAAGCACAGACCCAAATGGATGCACAAATTGAGCAACTTAAAAACTACGTAGACGGCAGCCAACCGATCACGTTCGTTATAGGCTAAACTCTATAGACTAATATCAAAATTCATGCTATACTCTTAGCATGAGCTCATTGATGATCGACATAGAAGGCTTGGCCACCGGTCCTGATGCCACCATCTTGACCATAGCGGCACAGAGTTTTGATCCGTTTGGCACCGGCTACTATGATCGTTGTTACTATGCCAGAATCACCTTAGAAAGTCAAGAAAATCGTTCCATAGAACAAGGCACTGTGGATTGGTGGTCAACTCAAAAGGAAGCACAGAAAGAAGCCTTTGCCGAAGAAGGTCGTGTGCCCTTGGACATAGCCCTGGACAGTCTCTACAAGCTGGCCTGGCAACACAAGTTTATCTGGGCCAATGGTCCCACCTATGACATGAACATCCTGGAGCATGCCTACAAGAGCTATGGCAAAGCCTTGCCCTGGCAGTTCTACAATGTGCGTGATGCCCGTACAGTTTACAGCCTGTGGCCACAGTTGCCCAAGCCACCCACCAGCCATCATGCCTTGGAAGACTGCCGCAGGCAGATTGACATGTTGCAGGCCACACTGCAACATTTGAACGTCAAGGAAATACGATGAATCAGTGTAGAATCATCGACATTGAATGGATCAATCAAGCCGAAAATTTTGAGGTCTTTTTCCAACACTGTCCAAACATAGTGCTGATTAGATTTTTCGATGAATGTATGACCGCAGAACAAGTGTCTTCTGCAATGGACACTGTTAAAACCGCATCAAAAAAATATCCCGGGAAAAAAATTATTGTTATTATGGGATATGTGTACATGGAAAAATTTTCAACGATCATGCCAGATGAATTTGACTATGTGCTTGTAAATCAACTATGGCTGTGGATTCACAAAAGGATCGTTGTAGACAAAGTATCCAAACTCGTGAACAAGTGGAATCCAGATAATTGTAACTGGTTATTGCTGTTGGGGAAACTTTTATCTCAACACAGATTGGGTTTGTTGTACTATTTTTACAAGCAAAATCTGCTGGATCGTTGCACATGGTCGTTGAAATTCGATGAAACTCTGTTGGATGATTATTTAGAATATCTGCCAGGATTGACTAAGGATCAAGCTAGTCAATGGTTACAAGATCACGCCAGATCTCCAGATCAAATACAAATGGTAAACACACAACAACGCCAAGCGCACTACGCTGGGATACCCTACGGAAACATCTATCAGGATTCGCTGTTTCAGGTAATTTCTGAAACAGGTGTCAATGCTTCTCTTGTCTGGATCACAGAGAAAACTTGGTTGTCAATCATAAACTGCAGACCTTTCATGGTTCTTGGCAATCCTGGAACTTATCAAGTGTTGGAAAATCTAGGATTTGACACTTATTCGCGTTTCTTGATCGATCAAAATTTTGATAAACCCATAGACCTTGTTGCTAGATTCCACAGTTTGACCAACAACGTAAGACACTGGTTAGAAATCTTGCCAGATCATGCAGATCAAATATTACAGATAACAAAATCCAATCAACGTCGTTTGATCGAACTGGTTGAAATAGATCTGAAAAAATTGAGTGATTTGATTATAACGCATAATCTAGATGTAAATGTGTATGATTTGACCACTTGGACAGAATATTCAGATTTTGGAGCACATATAGAACAGTCCAAATGGACAAACTTTTACAACAGGATCAAAGACAGTGCTTGGCCTGCCTGCGATGATGAACGAGATTTTGTGAACTTGCCCAAACACATACAACGAGAATGCATTGATGTGTTTGGTTATCGACCCAGGGAGAATTTATGATTATTGGCGTGTGCGGACTCATTGGAGCCGGTAAAGATACCATAGCAGACTATCTAGTAAACATACACCAATTTCGACGAGAAAGTTTTGCGAACACGCTCAAAGATGCAGTGGCCAGTGTGTTTGGGTGGGACCGTGAGCTATTAGAAGGACGCACCAAACACAGCAGAACCTGGCGTGAGCAAGTGGATCCTTGGTGGGCCGAACGCCTGAGCATGCCCGAGTTGACTCCACGTTGGGTATTGCAGTACTGGGGTACAGAAGTGGTGCGTAGAAGTTTTCACGATGACACCTGGATAGCCAGTCTAGAAAACAAACTTCGCAAAACCACAGACGATGTGGTGATTTCAGACTGCAGATTTCCCAACGAAATTGCCGCTATAAAAAACGCAGGCGGAGTGGTTATACGAGTACATCGAGGCCCAGATCCAGAATGGTACAAATTAGCAAAAGTAGTCAACAGCGGACCGCATAACATGACCTGGACCACCAGCAAGATAGCCTTGGAAAAATACGGAATTCATGCCAGCGAAACTGCCTGGATTGGCACGGAATTTGATTCTGTGCTAGACAACAACAGTACCATGGATCACTTGTATGCTCAGATCACAAATCTGGTTCAAGATCTCCAGCAGTCCAAGGGCGATCCAGACGCCTGATCTCTTCCACACAGTTCAAGCACACGGTTTTTAAATTCCGTAAAGAGTTATTGTTGAGATTTCCATCTTGATGATACACCAGCAACTGACTGGCATATCTTCCACGAAATCCGCAACGATCACAGGCGGGTTTTTTCTTGTAACCTGTTGAGCGCCAGCGAGGTTCAGGCGGGGTTATTTTTCGACCACGCTTGATACAGTGTTCACACAACCTACGATACTGCACACGCTGATCCAGATGATAGGCTATGGCTCTGGGTCGTTGTTTGCAGGACATGCACAAGGGTCGCATGGTGTATTTATCGACAAAACCTACTGAGTAGGGACTCTATATCGCAGACTTTTTGTCTTTTTCTATAAATATAAACAACTAGAAAAAAGGATTTACCATGGCACTTATATCACCAGGCGTAGAAGTCACAGTCATTGACGAAAGTCAGTACATTCCTGCCGCTACCAATTCAGTACCCTATATATTACTGGCCACGGCACAAAACAAGGTGTCAGGCACAGGCGTAGGTGTAGCCGCTGGCACTTTGGCTGCCAATGCCAACAGAATATACTTGATAGATAGTCAACGAGATCTAGCCAATACATTTGGTGTACCTTTCTTTTACAAGACCACAGCAGGCACACCTATCAACGGCTATGAGCTCAACGAATATGGATTATTGGCTGCTTACAGTGCCCTGGGCATAACCAATCGTGCATACATACAACGTGCCGATGTGGATCTGGCAGCACTCACAGCCAGTCTTGTGCGACCCACTGGCAACCCAGACAACAACACCTACTGGCTAGACACTGCCAACACGCTCTGGGGCATATTCCAGTGGAATCAGACCACCAATGCGTTTACCAATCAGATACCATTGGTCATCACTGATGCTACTGATCTGCAGGGCTCGTCCACGGTGCCCTTACAGAGCATTGGTGCCATAGGTGATTATGCTGTCACAGCCACCAATGTGGCCAATCCCGGCTACTTCAAACGCGGTGGACCAACTAGTTCTGAAACGTCTGCAAACGAACTCAGTGACTTCTATAACACCTGGGTGGAAATTGGCTCAGATGAATGGAAAACTGCTTGGCCCACTGTACAAGGTACTTTGGCTCCAGCCACGCTGACAGCTGGCAATACCATTGAGATCAATGGAACCACTGTTGCTGTTCCAGCCAGCCTCAGCAACACAGTAGAGGGACTTAGCGATGCTATCAATACAGCTGCAATTACTGGAGTGTATTCAGCCTTTATTGACGGCAAATTGCAAATTTATGCAGACAGCACAGCCACTGCCGACGGTTCCACCGGCGGAGAAGGTGCAGTGGAAATACGCAATCTAACCGGTACAGTTTTGACGGATCTAGGCATCACTGCCCAAACTTATTATGCACCGGCATTTTTGGCGGCCTACAGCTATCAGTCGCCTAGATGGCGTGCCACCGATGATCAACCGGAACCCACTGGTTCGGTCTGGCAAAAAATCAATAATGTGAATCTTGGCGCAAACTTAGTAGTCAAAAAATACAACAGTGCGTTGGGCGCCTTTGTGCAACAGGCCTGCAACATCTACACCAGCACAGCAGCTGCCTTGAATGCCTTGGATCCTTCGGGCGGCGGCAAGAACATACCGGCTGGTACCACTTATGCACAGACCAATCCAGAATTCAACAATCCTGACACATTTGGCCTGGAAATCTACGAAAGATTTGCCACGGGCAATGCCATTTACACTGGCTCGGATGAAACACCTGGTCCTTTTGTCAACGGCAACACATTTACCATAGCAGCAAGCATACCAGGACAAGCTACTTTGGGCGCAGCGGTCACAGTGACCTTGGCCGGCACAGCAGCCACAGACTTTGTAACAGCAGTCAGCGCTGCCGTGGGCAGTTCCACGTTTGCCAGCTATGTTACCGCCAGCATCAACAGTGCTGGAGCCATAGTGCTCACACACTCAGCCGGCGGCGATATACAATTGATCAATCAAACAGGCGTACCCGTGACCACGGCTGGATTTACCACTGCTACCACCTTTGTGCGTGCAGCTGCCAGTGGCGTATATCTAAGCTATTTTGTGGGTTCAGATACCTTTGTGTATTCGGCCAGTGCAACCGCACCTGACCAGGATCCTGCCGACGGTACCTACTGGTACTATTCGGCCACAACACAGGCCGATATCATGATACAGAACAATGGAGCCTGGAGAGGTTATCAGACAGTGAGCAATGACGTGCGCGGCGACAATCTCACACTGACTAATGCAGCTGGTCCTATCTTTAGTACCACCCCGCCTACCACACAGACCGATGTGGCTCTCAGCCCCTTGGTCTATGGAGATCTCTGGATTGACACGTCTGACCTGGAAAACTATCCAGCATTGTATCGCTGGAGCAATGTAGAAGGAGCAGATCAGTGGATCCAACTGGACAACACCGATCAAACCACAGAAAATGGCGTGTTGTTCGCAGATGCACGTTGGGCACCCAATGGCACCACCAATCCTATCACTGGTAGCATACCTACCATTACCAGTTTGTTGTCCAGTAACTATTTAGATCTAGATGCGCCAAATCCTGCACTGTATCCGCAAGGCATGTTGTTGTTCAACACACGACGCAGTGGATTTAATGTTAAGTCATTCCAAGTTGACTATTTCAATCCTACTGATTTTTCCGTAGATGTTTGGGACGGTACAACTACCTATGTATTCAATGACTTTGTTAATTACAATGGCGTGATTTATGTTTGTATCTTGGCGCCCACAGCCAATCAGGCACCTACCAATACCACATACTGGGCTGCCATAGAAACCAATGCCTGGGTCACAGCATCCGGTAACAAGGCTTCTGGAGCACCTTATATGGGCCGTCAGGCACAACGTGCTATTATTGTGGCTGCACTCAAGGCTGGTATCGACGCCAGTGTGGAAATACGTGAAGAGCAACGCCAGTT